TGTATTTCTTTAGCGTTATTTTTATTTAAAGCTGATCAAACAAAAGAATGGATAAAAAAAGCGTTATCAAAAGTTTTATCGAAATAGTATTTTTATGCTTACTATTATATTTATTATTTAGTTGTACGCCTCAAAGGAGATTAAATAGATTACTAACTAATCACCCGGAGTTACTAGAGAAAGATACAATAGTGGTTAGAGATACTGTTGTAGTTGAAAATTATAATTACGATACTACTACTATAATAAGATTACACGACACTACAACCGTTATCAATAATGAACGTGTTGTATTGAAATATTATTACGACACTTTACGAGAGGTCATTCACCATGACGTAGAATGTCTAGGAGATACTGTATATATAGAGACTTTAGTCCCTATAGAAAAAGCAGTATATAAAGAATTATCATGGTGGCAAAAATACAAAGAATTTATATATATAGGATTATTTTTAATCTTAATATTAATAATCCTTAAGAAATTAGGAAAAATAGTTTTATAAAAAAAAAGAAACAATGAGTGTAATAGGACAAGAATATAAACAACCTAGAGTGTTTGCTCACGATGCATGGCCAGTAGTTGTTGGCGCTATTAATTATACATGGAATACAAATAAAAAATTTCCTGGTAAAATGAATTATGCTGGTATAATAGTAACAGATGCCGGTGATGGTGGAGTGAATCCGTATGTAGTCGGAGATACTATAACATTATCAGCTGGTAGTGGTTCTGTTCCAGGAGTGCTAACTGTTGATGCTGTTGATAGTGATGGATTGGTTACAGATTTTAGCTTTGATCCAACAACAGCAAGTAATTTAGGTGCTGGTTATATAGTTGGTGACAGTTTGACTCAATCAGCAACTACGTCTGCGGCTGGGACCGGATTTGAATGTGATGTAACTAATATAGATATACCTAATACTCAAGGAGCTGGTTGTTGCTTGTACTTTAGCCCAGCAGCAGCAGCTGCAGCTAATATTACAGTTATAATGGAAGCTGCTAAATGGGATGGTAGTTCAGGTGATGGTTATCCCGCTGCAGATGTAAAAACATTTACTTTAGTGCCAGCAGGTATATTTCTACCTATATTAGTTAAACAAGTAACGAGTGCAACAGTTGTTAATGATATCTTAGCTTTATATTAAATGAGTATTATAAGTTTGGGTACTAAAATAGTGGATCTTCGCCCTAGCGTGGGTAGTGGTTCTGGTGGCGGATTTAGTAGTACCAAAGCTTTAGAGTTTGATGGTACTGATGATTATGTAAGTTGTGGTGCTAATGCAACTTTACAACCTACTGGAGCTTTTACAGTATCAGGGTGGATATACATAGATGATTTAGCCAATAACAACGTAATATTAGCAAATAACACATCAGTTGGAGCTAATGGTTATGTATTATGGATAACAGCTGCTACTACTAATGCTATATTTACTGTATATACCGGTGCAACTTATGGATGGGTGGCTGTACAAGGAACTACAAGTTTTGTTACTGGACAATGGTACCATGTAGCTGGTACCTATGAAGGAACCTCTGCAGATATGAAGATATATGTAAACGGTCAATTAGAAAACACTGTTACTTCTTCTCCGGCAACTATTGCTTACGGTACAGAAGGATATATTGGAAAATATAATGTACAGCGTACAGAAGGCAAAATAGACGAAGTGGCTTTATTTGGTTCAGCATTAGGAGCTCCAGTTATAGATTCTATATTTAATTCTGGCGTTCCGACAGATTTAACCAGTTTAAGTCCTATAGCATGGTGGAGATGTGGAGAAAATGCTACTTTCAAATCACCTCAAATATTAATGCCTGAGCAAAGTAACAAAGATAAGGTTTCAAACTTTTCTATGGATTTTGATGGTACTAGTGATTATGTAGACTGTGGCTCTTATTCTCTTTTAAATAGCGGAACCTCTGTAACTGCTTCAGTTTGGTTTAAATCTAGTGTCTACACAGATTATGGAAGGTTGCTTATGGCTGGCAAGCACGTAGAGATTTACCAAAGCGCAGCGGCCTATACAGTGACTCAAGGAAGATTCTACTATAGATTAAGAGGTACCGCTGGTATTCCTTTTGCGACTTTTGGGGGTGCGTCAGCTACTGGAGTTGGAGATTTATGTGACGGAGATTGGCACCATTTATGTATAGTGTGGGACAATTCAACAACAACGGCTATAATTTACGAAGACGGTGTACCAGTCATTACAGATACTTCAGTAACTGGAACTTTAAACCCAGCAACACAATCTTTTTATATTGGCGCAGAAACATCAGTACCAGCGAACCCTATTCAAGGTAGTATTGATGAAGTGTCTATATGGGATACAGCACTGTCGCCTACTGATGTAGCTGCTGTTTATGGTGGAGGAACTCCATCGGATTTGACTTCATTATCGCCTATAACATGGTATAGAATGGGAGAAGAAGCAACATTTGATCCAATACCCACTGAGTGGACAATTCCAGACCAAGCAGGAAGTAATGATGGAACTAGTGCTAATATGGATATATACACTAGAATAGGAGATGCTCCTGATTCATTAAATAATGCGCTTTCATATAACATGGATGCAGCAGATATAGTACCAAGATAACATATGAAAAAAATAAAGCAATGAGAACATATGCAGTAATAGAATTAACAGATATAGACAAAATAGATTTTGCACAAATAGGAGAAACAAGTGTTTTCACTATAAGAAAATCTTTAGACGATACGCAATTTGTAATTAAATGGGTTAATGGATATACTCCAACATTTATAACAAATGGTAGTGTAATTCCAGTAGCAACTTATTCACATGCAGAAATATTACAATTAATGGCGACTCCGGCTTGGAGTGAACCGATACCAGTGTAATGATCACTATGGAAACAATGATAACTAAAGATGATTTAGTAGAATCACACAATAAGATAATTAAATCTTTAGAAGTTATTCAAAGAGAAATAACTATAACAAAGAATAATGTAATAAAATTAAGTAGAGAAATATCAGTGACTAAAAATCCAAGTGGATTACATAATGCTGAATTAGGTAAAATAACGAGACTTAAAAAAGAAAACTAATGGATACTACATTATTATCAATTATAGCAAGTGTTGCAGCTGCACTAGGAATAAAAGAATTATGGAATATTTGGAAAAAGAAACTAGACATAAAAGCTGGTAAACAATCTGAAGAAACACAATTAAGTACCAAAGTATTTTTTGCAATAATAGCAGATTTAAAAGAAGATATAAAAGCATTAGAACAAAAAATAGAACAATTGATAGAAGAAAATAAAGAATGTGCTATTAAGTTAGCGAGAATGGAAGAACGTTTAATAGCCAACGTTACTTCTAAGGTAAGAAAAAAAGGAATGGCTAAAAACATAATTAAATAAAATAAAATGAAAATTTCAGAAGAACATTTAAATAAAATTCAAACTCAACAAAAAGATTTAAACGCTATACTTCACGAGGTAGGTTTATTAGAAACTAGAAAACACGGATTAATGCACCAGTTTGCAGGGATCAACGTTGAAGTAGAAGAGTTAAAGAAAGAATTAGAAGCAGAATATGGATCAGTTAACATCGATATAGAAGACGGTACATATACTAAAGTGGAAAAAGAAGAATTAGAAGTAGTAGAGTAATGTCTAAGGTTATTAGGAAAATTAGTATAGGTTCTGATTACAAGAATGATGCGATGCATTATTCTGTAGGTCAAGGAGTTTATGGAGGACATAACATATCTGATATAATATTTGATGACGATGATAGTTCATATAATATTTATATAATAAAAGATGATGAAGTTTTGCCTTGGAAAAAGTTTAATTCAAACATGGCTATATCTGTAGAATATAACTTAGAATATCAATGAAAGGAATGTACGATTTTATCGTAAAACCTCTAGGTGAAAGATATGATAATACAGTAAAAGTAGATGATGTAGATCTTGTAATCAATACTAGTGTAGAAAACTTCAAGTCAGTTAACAATATAGGGATTGTTTTAGCGCTCCCTAAGGCGTTTAAAACAGATATTAGTATTGGTGATCAAATAATGATTCATCACAACGTCTTCAGAAGGTTTTATGATATGAGAGGTAAAGAAAAGAATAGTAGATCATATTTAAACGAAGATATGTATTTATGCTCTTTAGATCAAATATATCTTTATAAAAAACAATCTGGAGATTGGATTACTTTTGGAGACAGATGTTTTGTTAAACCCATATGTAATACTAATCAGTTTGACACAAACTTAGAAGAACCTCATATAGGTATAGTCAAATATGATAATAAAAAGCTAAACAGTATAGGTATAAAAAACGAGATGCTAGTAACTTTCAGACCTGAATCAGAGTTTGAATTTATAGTAGACAATCAGCGTTTATATTGTATGAAATCAAATAATATTGTAGTAAAGCATGAATACGAAGGAAACGAAAAAGAATATAATCCAAGCTGGGCAAGTTGCAGTTAACGAATTAATAAAGGTTGCTAAAGAGCCAATAGTTGACTCTGGAGACGATGTGTCTGCTGATAGGTTAAAGAATGCAGCAGCAACAAAGAAACTAGCTATATTTGATGCTTTTGAGATATTAAACAGAATGGAGGAAGAAGAGAAAATTTTGGAAGACAAATCTAAAAAAGATATTAAGCCAAAAAAATCTTATTCTATTTCACCAGAAAAACGTTCTAAATAATGAGTTATGAACAAACATTATTTAAAATAGTCAAAGACGTAGTTAATCCCAAGATCTTAAAAAAGAACAATAGGTTTAAGAAATGGGAGTATGGTTATAATCCTGACTATGACTTTATTGTTATAAGTAAAACAGGACAAATTGGAGAAATCATTGAAATTCAAAATCTCAGAATTGCTTTACCAGCAGTTAACAAAGCGTTTAAAAGAAGTGAGAAAAAAGAAGAGCAATATTGGGAAAAACAACCATACCCAAAAGAACTAAATAGAATAAAAAGTACTTTTGAATGGGATGAGTATCCATTAGAATTTAAAGAACAATGGTTTGATTATATCGAAGAAGAATTTAATAGAAGAGAAGAAGGATATTGGTACTATAACAATGGTGTTCCTAACTATATTACTGGTACTCATTACACATATTTACAGTGGTCAAAAATCGATGTTGGATCAGCAGATTATAGAGAATCAAACAAATTATTCTTTTACTTCTGGGAAGCTTGTAAAGCCGATACTAGATGTTACGGAATGTGTTACCTTAAAAACAGACGATCAGGATTTTCATTTATGGCTTCAGCAGAACTTGTTAATCAAGCCACAATGTCAAGCGATTCAAGATTTGGGGTATTATCCAAAACAGGTGCAGATGCTAAGAAAATGTTCACGGATAAAGTTGTACCCATCTCGGTTAACTATCCATTCTTTTTCAAACCCATCCAAGATGGTATGGATCGTCCTAAAACCGAATTGGCATATAGAATCCCAGCTTCTAAATTAACTAGAAGAAAATTAGATTCTAGAGAGAAATTAGAAGAATTAGATGGATTAGATACTACTATAGATTGGAAAAATACTGGAGATAATAGCTATGATGGTGAAAAACTAAAACTATTAGCTCATGATGAAAGCGGTAAATGGGAGAGACCAGATAACATTAAAAATAACTGGAAGGTAACTAAGACATGTTTAAGATTAGGTAGAAGAATTATTGGTAAGTGTATGATGGGGTCGACTTCTAATGCACTTGATAAAGGTGGGCAAAATTTTAAAGATATTTACAATAATTCAGATGTTACCGTTAGAAATAGAAATGGTCAAACGAAATCTGGATTATATTCGTTATTTATTCCTATGGAATGGAATTATGAGGGTTATATAGATATGCATGGTTATCCAGTGTTTGATACTCCAAAAAAACCTACAATAGGTATTGATGGTATATCTATAAAAATAGGTGTTATAGAATACTGGGACAATGAAGCAGATGGACTAAAAGACGATCAAGATGGTTTAAATGAGTTTTATCGTCAGTTTCCTAGAACAGAAGCTCACGCTTTTAGAGATGAAACAAAAGGTAGTTTATTTAACTTAGTGAAAATTTATCAACAAATAGATTATAATGATGGTATAAATAATGCTGCTAATATCACTAAGGGGTCATTTCAGTGGTACAATGGTATTAGAGATACAAGTGTTATTTTCGTCCCCAATAGAGACGGTAGATTTAAAGTGTCTTGGGTTCCACCTAAAAACCTTCAAAATCAAGTGATTATAAAGAGTGGAGTAAGATATCCTAGAAATGAACACATAGGAGCTTTTGGTTGTGATAGTTACGATATATCAGGAACTGTAGACGGAAGAGGTTCTAATGGAGCTTTACACGGACTTACTAAGTTCAGCATGGAAGACGCTCCACCAAATCAATTTTTCTTAGAATATATATCAAGACCGCAAACGGCTGAGATATTTTTTGAAGATGTTCTAATGGCTTGTGTGTTTTATGGAATGCCAATACTTTGTGAAAATAATAAACCTAGATTACTTTATCATTTTAAAAGAAGAGGTTATAGAGGGTTTTCAATGAATAGACCAGATAAACTGTGGAATAAATTATCCGTGACAGAGAGAGAAATTGGTGGAATACCTAATTCAAGTGAAGATATTAAACAAGCTCACGCGGCAGCTATTGAATCATATATAGAAACCTACATTGGTTTAATAAATGATTCATATGGTGATATGTATTTTCAAAGCACCTTGGAAGATTGGGCAAGATTTGATATTAATAAAAGAACTAAACATGATGCTTCAATAAGCTCTGGTTTAGCGATAATGGCTTGTAATAAAAATCGATATAGACCATCAGCAGTTAAAAACATAGATCCTATATCATTAGGTTTTAGAAAATATGATAACAAAGGATATACTTCAAAAATAATAGAATAAATGCAGATTAAGACAAATACTAGCAGCTCATTTCCTGACCAGGTAGTACCTGATGCTGAGAAAGCTACATGGGAGTACGGATTATCCGTGGGTAGAGCTATTGAAGGCGAATGGTTTGATAACTACAATGGTGGTGGATATAGATTTGCTACTAATTACAATAATTTCCATAACCTAAGATTATATGCTAGGGGTGAACAAAATATTCAAAAATATAAAGATGAGCTATCTATTAATGGTGATTTATCATATTTAAACTTAGATTGGAAACCTGTACCAATTATACCAAAGTTTGTAGATATAGTTGTTAATGGTATTTCACAAAGAAGTTATGAAGTAAAAGCTTATGCTCAAGATCCTGAATCAACTCAAAAAAGAACTAGATATGCTGAGCGCATAATTAGAGATCTTCAACTAAAAAGATTCAACGAGGCAATTAAACAAACTTGGGGAAAAGATATGTCACAGTCAGTAACTGGTGCTGATATGCCGAGTAATATAGAAGAGTTAGCCACCCATATGCAATTAGACTATAAACAGTCTATTGAACTCGCTGAAGAAGAGTTAATAAATCAAATACTAGATAAAAATAAATACCACTTAACTAGAAAAAGACTAAATCAAGATTTAACAATTCTAGGTATAGGTGCTGTAAAAACTAGTTTTAGTAAAGCTGGTGGTATAAGTGTAGATTATGTAGATCCTGTAAATTTAGTTTATTCTTATACAGAAGATCCAAACTTTGACGATTTGTATTATGTTGGTGAAGTTAAAAGTATTAGTATACCTGAACTAAAAAAACGTTTTCCAAACTTGTCTCCAGAAGATATGAAGGAGATTCAGAAATACCCTGGAAACACTAGTTATACTAGAAACTGGAATGGTAAAAGAGATAATCAAACTGTTCAAGTTTTGTTTTTTGAATATAAAACTTATACTAATCAAGTATTTAAAATAAAAGAAACAGCAGCAGGTTTAGAAAAAGCATTAGAAAAACAAGATACATTTAATCCTCCAGAAGCAGATACATTTAAAAGAGTGTCAAGATCTATTGAAGTATTATATACTGGAGCTAAAATATTAGGTCATAAAAAAATGTTAGAATGGAAACTAGCTCAAAATATGACAAGACCTTTAGCTAATACTTCTAAAGTTAACATGAACTATAATATTGCTGCTCCTAGAATGTATAAGGGTAGGATAGAATCTTTAGTTAGTAGAATAACTGGGTTTGCTGATATGATTCAATTAGCGCATTTAAAACTGCAACAAGTATTATCTAGAGTAGTTCCAGATGGTGTTTATTTAGATATGGATGGTTTAGCCGAAGTTGATTTAGGTAATGGTACTAATTATAATCCTGCTGAAGCTTTAAACATGTATTTCCAAACAGGTAGTATTGTTGGTAGATCATTAACTCAAGATGGTGAAATGAATCGAGGAAAAGTACCTATTCAAGAATTACAATCTTCTAGTGGTGGCGCAAAAATACAATCGTTAATACAAACTTATCAGTACTATTTACAAATGATAAGAGATGTCACCGGTCTTAACGAGGCTAGAGATGCTAGTACTCCAGATAAAAACGCTTTAGTTGGATTACAGAAATTAGCTGCTGCTAATTCAAATACAGCGACAAGACATATTTTGCAAGCTGGATTATATCTAACATTGAAAACATGTGAGAATATTACTCTAAGAGTTGGTGATGCTTTGATGTTCCCGCTAACTAGAATGGCTTTAGAAGATAGTATATCTGTACATAACGTAGCAACGCTAGATGAAGTAGCTACCGCTAGTCTTCATGATTTTGGAATATTTCTAGAACTAGAACCTGATGATGAAGAAAAAGCTATGTTAGAGCAAAATATTCAAGTGGCATTACAACATGGAGGTATTGATCTAGAAGATGCTATAGATATAAGGAATATTAATAACTTAAAACTGGCTAATGAAATGCTTAAGAAAAGGCGTAAATTAAAAGCCAAAGCAGAACAAGCCGCTCAACAAGCTAACATACAAGCTCAAGCTCAAGCAAATGCAGAAGCAGCAGAGAGAGCGGTTTTAGCAGAAGCTCAAAAACAGCAAGTTTTAACAGAAAATACTTTACAAATAGAGCAAGGGAAATCACAGTTTGCTATTCAAAAATTACAACAAGAAGCAGAGTTAAAGAAACAACTAATGCAGTTAGAGTTTCAATTTAACATGCAATTAGCTAAAATTGAGTCAGAGGGTAAGAGATCTGCTGAAACTCAGAAAGAAGACAGAAAGGATCAAAGAACTAAAATACAAGCAACGCAACAAAGTGAACTTATAAATCAACGACAAAATGATTTACTACCTACTGATTTTGAATCTAAAGGATTTGATAATTTAGGTGGTTTTGGATTAGAGCAATTTACTCCTAGATAAGTTCTATTTAATTATATAATATCATATCATGAAAAAAGAAGAAAACGAAGTAAAAGAAGAAGGCTCTTTTAAGATAAAAAAGAAACCTTCTATGAAAAAACTAAACAAAAAAGACGGGCCTATAAAGGTTGATTTATCTAAAAACAAAAACAAGGTTGAAGAACCTATAAAAGTTGAAGATGTTAAGAAGGAGATTGTTGAAGTTAAAGAGGAGAAAATTGCTAAAGTTGAAGACAAAGCAATTGAAAAGGTTGAAGAAGCAGTTACAAGGGTTGAAGAAAAACAAACTGAAACTCCAGTTATTAAAGAAATTAAAGAAGAGGAATTTGAACCAATAGGCGAAACTACTCCAGTTAATGAGCCAGTTGTAGAAAAACCTATGTCAGTTCCACAAATGGAATTACCAGAAAATGTAGAAAAGCTTGTGGCTTTTATGAAAGAGACTGGTGGTAACATGACAGATTACATGAGATTAAATGCGGATTATTCTACTGTAGATAATGACGTGTTATTAGAAGAATATTATGCTCAAACGAAACCACATCTAGATTATGAAGAAATTAAATTCATCATGGACGATAAATTTAAGTGGGACGAAGAGTACGACGAGGACCGAGATATTAAAAAGAAAAAACTCGCACTCAAGGAAGAAGTTGCCGAAGCCAAGGGTTATTTGGAAGGTTTAAAAAGTAAATACTATGAAGAGCTTAAGTTAAGACCTTCAGTTACTAACGACCAGAAAAAAGCCACTGACTTCTTCAATAGATATAACGAAGAACAAGAGGTAGTTAAACAACGTCACGAACAGTTTAAAAGCACTACTAAAGATTATTTCACTAATGATTTCAAAGGTTTTGATTTCAATCTTGGTGAAAAGAAATTTAGATATGGTGTTAATAATCCTAACGACGTTGCGGCTAATCAATCTGATTTGAACGATTTTGTTAAGAAGTTCTTAGATGAAAAGGGGAATATATCAGATTATAAAGGCTATCATAAAGCTATCTATGCTGCGCGAAATTCTGATACAATAGCAAAACATTTTTATGACCAAGGTAAGGCAGATGCTATAAAAGACATTACTGCTAAATCTAAAAATATAAGTAATGAACCTAGAGATAATGCTCCAGGGGATGTATTTATAAACGGTTTTAAAGTGAAAGCTATATCAGGTGCAAATAGTTCTAAGTTAAAATTTAAACGTAAATAAAAAAACATAAATTATGAGTTTTCAAACAGGCGGGAGTTTTCCTGCATCACTCGTGCCAAGCCCGATTCAGAGTGCTACAAATAGCAACTATCTGAATTTTACAGACGGGACTAATGATTGGTCACAACAATACCTACCAGAGCTTTATGAGCAAGAGGTAGAGAGATATGGTAACAGGACGTTATCAGGATTTTTACAAATGGTTGGGGCTGAGATCCCAATGACATCTGATCAAGTAATTTGGTCTGAACAAAATAGATTGCATGTTTCATATAACACTGCTTATTACGGATCAGGAACTACTATTTTAGTAGATTTAAGTACTACAGGTCCAAGTGGAGGCGCTAGTACTTCTTGCGCTATTAAAAATAATCAGACTATAGCGTATGCTGATTCAGCTACAGGATTAATAGTAGAAAAAGCTTTAGTTATTAGTGTATCTGCACCAGCTGCTAATATTGTTACTGTAACTGTTTTACCTTATCCAGCTGCTACAATTAATGCTTCATTCTCAGGTTTAACGACTGCTGGAGACATGAATGTATTTGTTTATGGCGCAGAATGGGAAAAAGGATCTGATGATTTAGCTTTACAATCAATATCTCCAGAATTTCAACAGTATAGTAATTCACCTATAATAATTAGAGATAAATTCAGTATCGATGGATCTGATGCTGCTCAGATTGGTTGGGTTGAAGTTGCTACTGAAGATGGGACTTCTGGATACCTTTGGTATTTAAAAGCTGAATCTGAAACTAGATTAAGATTTAATGATTACTTAGAAATGGCAATGGTTGAAGGTGAATTAGCTGGACACACAGCTGTTCCAACTGGATGGACTGCTAACTTAAAAGGTACAGAAGGTTTATTCTCTGCTATCCAAACTAGAGGAAACGTTTATAACGGTTTTGCTGGTGCTGCTGGACCTGGTGCTGGAGCAATGGCTGATTTTGACGCTATTCTTAAGCAACTAGATAAACAAGGTGCTATAGAAGAAAACATGTTGTTCTTAAGTAGAGAAACTGCTTTAGATTTTGATGATATGATCGGTGCTATGGCTGGTGGAGGTTATGCTTCTACTGCTGCTGCTTCTTATGGATTATTTGATAATGAAGAAGAAATGGCGTTAAACTTTGGATTTTCAGGATTTAGAAGAGGTTCTTATGACTTCTATAAAACTGACTGGAAATATCTAAATGATGCTTCTACTAGAGGATTAACAGAAAACATCGATGGTGTTTTAATTCCTGCTGGAACTTCAACAGTATATGATCAAATGTTAGGTGTTAATATTAGAAGACCTTTCTTACACGTAAGATATAGAGCTTCTGAAACTGAAGATAGAAGATACAAAAACTGGATCACTGGTTCGGTTGGTGGAGCTGCTACAAGTGGAATTGATGCTATGAATGTACACTTTCTATCAGAAAGATGTCTTTGTACACAAGCTGCTAATAACTTCGTGTTATTTCAGTCAGTATAATTATTAATCTTTAAAAATAGAAATTATGAACGTAAAAATCATAAACCCAAACACAAGTACATCAGAGTTATCTGGTACTGTGCAAACTGGTAATATCATAGCGGACGTTAATGTCCCTATAGCTCTTTCCGGTTATTCTAATAGTAATTCGTTATCATCCTTTGATCTTGCTATTCAAGATCCTGCTGGTGGTTCACTTACTACTTTACAAATTCAATTTGATGGTGATATGGGAGCTACGCTTCCTCAAGCTGCTATTGATGCTTTAAACGCAACTTTAGAAGCTGGCGTAGCAGATCCACATCATTTTCCTAAATTTAAAACTGTAAATGTTATAGGTGATGCGCTTTATACGATCACTGGTATTAGAATATCATAGATCATAAATAATAAGATCCCACTTCGGTGGGGTCTTTTTTTAAACAATTATATTATATTATATCATGAAAACAAAACAAAAACAAAACGAAACTCTTGAAGTAAAAAATACTTGGGAGTATAAAGATAGACACTATTACTTAATAGGTAATAAATCTCCACTGACATATACAATTCCTTCTAGACATACTCGAAGATATCCTTTAGTATGGTTTGATGAGGAAAAAGGTTATGAGAGAGAGTTGAGGTATGCTACTAATCAAAAAAGCATATTTGTTGATGAGCAAAAAGGAAGTGCTACATTACAACATATAGTTTTTGAAAATGGAGACTTATTTGTTCCGAAAAATAAAAGAAGTTTACAGGAATTTTTAGCAGTTCATCCTTTCAACAATGTCTTATTTAAAGAGTTAGATCATCAAGCAGATGCTGTAGATGAATTAGCTTATATAGAATATGAAATAGATGCTTTAAATGCAGCTAATCAAATGGATATTGATCAAGCAGAGGCTATATTAAGAGTAGAGGTTGGTTCTAGAGTGGCTAGCATGAGTTCTAAAGAGATCAAAAGAGACTTAATGCTATTTGCTAAAAAGAATCCAATTTTATTCTTAGAATTAGCTAGCGATGAAAACGTAACATTAAGGAACTTTGGTATAAGAGCTACTGAATTAGGAATAATTAAGCTAGCAGATGATCAAAGAACTTTCAAGTGGGGTACTAACGGTAGAAAATTAATGACTATACCTTTTGATGAAAATGCTTACTCAGCTTTAGCCGCTTGGTTTAAGACTGATGAGGGATTAGAAGTTTATAGATCAATAGAAAAACGTTTATCTTAAAAATAACACTAAACGTGTAATTATAATAAGGGTGGCCTAGTCGCCACCTTTTTTTTTAAAAAATATTAATATGGTTAATGTAGATACTGTTTATAAAACGGTCTTATATATCTTGAACAAAGAACAAAGAGGTTATATAACACCAGATGAATTTAACAGGTTGGGGACGCAAGTTCAACTTGAAATATTTGAACAATATTTTGAAGAGTTGAATCAACAATTACGTATACCTCAAACTGATAGTGAATATGCTAACCGTGTAAAAAATCTAGAGGAAAAAATAGATATATTTAAAACATTTGGAACTACCACGTATGTAGGTCCTCATTTTACATTCCCACCAGATTTACATCGATTAGGTACATTAATCTATAACGAAAAAGAAATTCAAGGAGTAAATAGAAATGAATATTTCTTAATAAATAAATCTCCTTTAGTTAAACCAACTGAATCAAATCCATTATATATATTAGAGGGTACAGGTAGTCCTTCTGCAGCTCCTAGTCAAATTTATGTATAT